CTACGACGTTGTCGCTGGCATCCCAGTAGTTGCTACCGGAGTAGTGGCAGCCGATCTCGCTGCGGTAGATCCACTGGCATTGCTCGCGCAGCAGGCGGCGGCCGGGGAGGCTGCGTCCCTCGAGATCAAAGGGAACCGCGAGCTGGAAGGTGACCGCAAGCTTGGTTTCGCTGGACTTCTGCTCGACGACCCAAGAGTCGGGGCCCCAGAAAGCGTCGGGGTCTGCGGCGGGTTGGCCGTCGAGGTAGGTGGTAAGGGTGCGGATTCGGCTGACGCTGGCACCAACGAGGTCTTCGTAGGTGTTGGTGAGGGCTGTAATGCCGAGGCCGACGTTGGCGAAGGTGATGCTGGGGCGCTCCAGTTGGCCGCTGGTGTTCAGCTCAAAACCGCTGGCTTGCAGCGGTAGGGCGGTATAGGTGTCGCCTTGGTAGACAACGTCGGCGCCACCAACCTGCGTCCAGTTGCAGAAACGGTAGATCGCCTGATCGGTGCTGCCGGGCGGCAGCAGGATCGTGATGTCCAGCGTGAAGAGATCAACGACCTCTGAAAGCTGGGTTTTGAAAGTTTGGGCGTTAGGCGGTTGCTGGGTCATGTGTAAACACGCTCCAGTTCAAAGCTAACGCCGTAAATGTCGGGGCCAATGTGGCTGATTTCCCAGCCGTCGCGAACAACGTACTGTTTGGCGGAAAGACCCAGTGTGATCTTGATAGGACGTGAGTTTGGAATGGTGACTGCAGTCAGTACGCCCGAAGAAAGGTTGGCTGTGTAGTTAGTAGGACGGGTATAACCTTCTAAGTCCAGTGTGCTGATATTGGTATAGCCGAGAGTTAGTGTGCCAGCAGCAAATTGGCCGTAGAAGACTTTGGTGGCTTCTGGGTCGGTCCAGGCAAAGGAGGTGCCGCGTTTGCGCAGCAGGTATGCCTCAAGGCCCCAGGTGTCTAGGCCGTTCATGGGAGGGGTGCGGCACTGCCACACTTCGTTTTCGGCGTTAAGGCCGTCTGTGATGATTTGGCTGTAGCCGTCGCCAAACTGCACCCGTTGGCTGCGGGTGCTGCGTCTGACGGTTGCCTCAAAGCTCAGGCGCAGGTCGTCGATGTCGAGGAAACCGATTGCGCTCATCGCAGCATCCCTCCGCTACGCCGTTCATTCATCAGCGTTCCCATCACAATACCTTGGACTTGACGGGCGATCTGCTTCTGGGCTTCCGCGCCAAGGCTTTCGCCTGTGTTTTCGACGGTGATGTTGATACCCCCGTTGACAATGGTGTCGCCACCTCCAGCCAGTTGGTTGTTGGCCACGATGGAGCCGCTACGGCCAGGTACGAACAGTTCAGGGCCGCGTTCACCGACGATGTAAGGCGAGCCACCGGTGACGGGGCCGCCGGCAGCTCTGTACTGAAGCGCACCAGCGTTGAAGTTGGCCAGTGGATCGGCTACCGCTGCTGTGTTACTGCCAGGCATTAAAATGCCGAGAACTTTCATTATTAGCGCCTGCGCAATCATGCGTGTTGCCATGTCAAGAAACGCTTGACCGATGTTTTGGAACATCGTGGCAAACGCTTCCTGTACGGTGCCCGTACCATTAACAACAGCTGTTACGGCGCCGGACATTGCCGTGGACAACTCGTTGGTAACAATACTTCCGTACTGTTGCATCAGTTGATTTTGTTGCAGCTGCTTTTTCTCCAGCTGATCCAGAATTCCAAGACGTTCCATCAATTGAATCTGATGGGCTTGCTCTAAAGCAATTTGATTTGTGTAATCTTCTACGGCTTTGTCTTGGTAATTAGCTTTTGCTACATTTAATTTTTCTGTTAAATCTACTATTTTATTTGTCTGTTCGCCCAGTAACTCAGTTCTTCGTATCTGTTGATCCAGTTGCAATAGGGCTTCTTCCGCAGCAGGACCTCCAAAAGGATTGGCAACATTAATGCCTAGTTTTTGGGCCTGTGTTTCGAGGCCACGTAGCTGCTGCCCTCTGGCACGTTCTTCAGAAACACGAGTTAATTTTTCTTGAAGATCTAACTGATTAGCAAGTGCAACTAGTTTATTACTCTCTAAAGAGGCTAGCTGTTTTGCGTTAGTTACCTGCTGTTTATAAAGTTGAACAATTAAACCGCTGTTGTACACATTTGTTGTGTTTGCTAACGCTTTATCTCTTTCAATTTTTAAGGCTTCGAGCCTAGCGGTTAGATCGTCTTTTATAAAACCCGCTTGTACTCGAAGACCTTCGGATTCTCCTTTTGTGTATGTAACCATATCAGTTTGTATCTTTCGCAGCTCTCCCCTAGCCGTATTTATTTGCAGTACAATATCTAGCTGCTCTAGGTATTCACGTTTTCTTTGTTCGGCGGCTTCTTTGGCGGCACGGGCTGCAGATTCGCGGACCTGTGCGTCAATGTTATTGAGTTTTGCTGCGTAGTTTAAGTTCGCTTCGCGAATCATCAAAGTATTACGTTCGGCGTTGTATCCTTCACGGGCAGCGAGGTTTTGGATCTCCAGCAATTTATTTTTGTACTCTTGTAGTGCTACGTCTTTGGCACGCACAGAGTACCCTTCACGATTGATATTTACATCGACACCTGCCAGCGATAGCTGCTTAGCCGCCAAGTCTACCTGTGCCTTCAGTTCAGAGGTTTTTGCTTTTTCTAGTTTTATTGTTTCTTGGGACGCAGCGGATAGGTTTGTGCCTGTGGGTACTCCTCCAGGCATGTAGCGTTCCCGTAAAGCTTGAACAGCAGCTTCATTTACACGTCCGCTGTTTGCGGCTGCCATGGCAGAGCTTTCGCGTAGATACGCTTGGTACTGTTTTGGATTTTTTGATAACTCAGTTAGAAAACTTTCTGTGGCTGCGTTTTTTCTACTAACTTCATTGCTGATGTTTACAATCCCAGCAAGCCAGCTGAGGAGACCGGCCATGGGGCCGGCAATGGCAGTTTGTAGTTGTAGGTTGAACTCGGCCCAAGCTCTGGACAGTTTGGTACTGGCTGCTCCAAGGTTTTGGAGATCAGCTACGCCTTGAGTGCTTACTTTTTTGAATAGTTCGGCTTGAATTGCAGCTTGAGCTTCGGCTACTTTGCCAGATTCAATTAGTTTTTGAATGTAGCGTTCTTGGCTGCTACTGGCGAGTAGGTTGGCTTCTTTTAGAGCGTCAAAGTTTTTAATCGGGTCTTGGAGAGATTTGCCGAGTTCTGTGGCTTGTGCCGCAAACTGATCCAGCACAGCGCCAAGAGCACTGGTGGCGACAGACAACATGGGGTTGCCTGGAATTAAACCGCCTGCTGCGCCACCTAGTACAGCGCCAGGGCCGGCACCGAACAGCATCGGGAAGGCGCCGCCGATAATGACGTTTTCTGTTCTTTTACGACGTTCAGACGCAGCGCGTTTTTCTACTTCGGCAGTTTGCTGTCGTTCAAGTTCCAGTTCTTTTGCTTTTGCTGCAAGACGACGATTTATTACGCCAGCAATGTAGTTTTCTGCGATACCACGGTCTTTGACAATTTTTAGTTCTGCTTGGGCTTCTGTACGGCGGGTTTGAGCGACTTGACGCTCAATAGCAGCACTTGCAGCAACGGCACTAGCACCAGTTACACCAGAACCGCCGGGGCCTGCAGGTGTGGCGTAGGCTGCGCCAGCAATGGGTCGCATAACCACGCCACCACGGCCTTGGACTGCAGCTGCTGCTAGCCGTTCGCGTGCAGCAGCACTTGCAGCACCTTCACTGGCTCGAACTTCTGCAGAAGTACGCTGTGCAGCGGCTTTTATTTCTGTAGCTAGTTGTGCTGCTTCTTCAAAAAATGTGTTCCAGCTACTCTTGAGGTTTAGTTCTTTTGCTGCTGTGGTTTGTTTGAGTTCTGTAGCTAGTTGTGCTGCTTCTTCAAAAAATGTGTTCCAACTGTTGTTAAGGTTTAATTGCTTTGCTGCATCGGTAAGCGACGTTACTTGTGCTTCAATTGCCTGTTCAAGACGTCCATAGAGTTTGCTGCTAAGCGCAACAGGAGATGCTGGTCCTGGACCGATTGGACCGGCATATTGGTTGGGATTTTCGCGGATGCCGCCTGCGGATAATTTTGCCGTGCGTGCAGCTGTTTGTTGAAGACGGATTTGCTCTTCAATAAGATCGTTTTGGCGTTCTCGTGCTGCATTGGTTTGACCAAGAATTTGTACATACTCACGAATTGCTTTGCTTTCTGCTTCAGTACCGGCACCTACTCTTCTTAAAGATTGAGCGGCACGATCTAAATTATTTGTATAATTTTGTATGCTTTGTACCAGTCGTCCGCGTTGTCCGACTACTTCGTTGAGGCTATCAACAGCTCTAGCTGTTTGGTTAATGACAGAGCGAAGTTGCTCTAAATTTTGTGCGCCTCTAACGCCAATTTCAATATCGGCTCTGTAGGCCACGGTGCCGCTATCCTCTGGTACTTCAGTTTACGCGACAAAAAGCCGCCGGGGTTAGCGGCGGCGTTTGGCTTTTTCTAGCTCTTTTTGCTGGTCCTCATTGAGGATGCTGAAATAGGCGCTCCAGCCGAGGAGTTCTTCGGCGGTCATGGTGGTGCTGATCTCCGTAAGGGTTTTGCCTAGCTCTTTGGCGACTCCGAATTGGAGCATGAGCCAGTTGTCCTTACGGAGTTCGGCGCTCAGGATTTTGGGTCGATGGGCTCCGCGTCGTCGGTCAGGATTGCCAGCATCAAGGCTTGGAGATCCTTGTCCTTGACTTCGTTCTTTAGTACGTCGATTTCGCCGACGCTGAAAATCTTGGCGCCAGTGTCGTCGAGGGCTTTGGCGATCAGCAGTTGGAGGGCAAAAGCGTTGGCGTCGTCGGACTTGGCTTGTTTCTGGGCGCGTTCGCGCTCGGCCATCGTCAGGGGTGCCACCCACATTTCAAAGGTGGTGCCGTCAGACAGTTCGACGGTCTTTTTGACGGGCTCCAGGTTGGCGGCCTTACGCAGGCGGTCAATGGCGCGAACTGGAACAGGCATAAGAAGTGCTTGTTTATGGTTTCTACTGTAGCGGACTAGACAGCAAAAAGCCCCAGGTGACTGGGGCGGTTTGCTGAATCTGGCCGGCGATAGCCTATCAGGACTTGGCGAAGTCGAAGGTAGGAGTGCCAGAGGGGCGGAAGTTGACGGTCACCGATTGGGCGTCGTCGGGGTTGATGTTCAGGCTGGCCGAGGTCAGCACTGCATCGAAGGAGATGGAGCGACTGAGGGTTTCGCTCAGGGTGCCGCCGCTAAAAACGCGGTCGGTGTAGAGCTTGAAGGCGGCGCCATTTTGTTGGCGCTGCAGCACGTCCTCAATCATCCGGTTGGACAGGGCGGCGTCTTCGTCGGTCATGTAGACCGTTGCGGTGCCGGTACCGTCGCCGAAGCCGCTGATGTAGGTGCGGAAGGGCACGTACTGACCAGGGGTTTGACCGATGGTGGTGACGTCGATTTCAGCGCGGCTGATTTCAAAGCTCCAGTCGCGGACTTGGCCGACAACGGCGAAGTCGGCGTAGTAAACCTCAAACTCGTTGGGGGCAGCTGCGGTGCCGTCGTCGGTGATGGCCAGGATGGTGCCACCGGCAGACGTGGAGACGGTCAGAGCACCAGTCGCAGCGGTGTAGCTGAGAACGTAGTACGTGGTTGCTGCGCTAATTGGTGCAGGCAGCGTGCCGGTACCAGCCTCACCGGTTTGGCTGTTAACCACACGAAATTTCACCGGGTCGCCAACCTTGAAGTTCAGGTAGGGGGCAACGGTGATGACATCGGTGCTGGCATTGACGCCAGATTCGCCAAAAGTGCCAGTGGTGCCGGCGGGTTTGTAGTAGAGAGCGCCGGACGTGCCGGACAGGACAGTGGTGGCCATGGGGCGTACCAAAGAATGGGATAAGGGCGGGCACTGCCCGGCTTAATACAGGTTAGCGCCTGTACAAAGCATTACTTACGACAACACAGTTGCCGTGTAGGAGGTCTCAATGCGTCCCACAAAATGGGGCGCTTCCTCTGTTGAGGAAAATGAAGGGCCGTTGATACTGCCAACTCTAAAAAATACGCCGGTGGTTGATTTATTGGAGTTGTTTAGCGTTTCTAGTACGTTTACTGCTGTAGTGATAAGAGTTTGGTTGCGGGCGGGACCGCGGCCTTTTTCGGTGAAGACGCGAATGACGATGGCGCCACGGGCGTTGTCCACGCTGGAAGTAAGCGTGGGATCATTGGTGAGTCCGAAGGTTACGTTGACTCGGATGTATTCGGTGGTGGTGTTAGGTGGGACGGCTGTGATGTTGTCGAAATAGACCGGGACGGCCGGTACCAGTGCGCCAAACGCGGAAAGCAGCGGGTTTTCGACGGCGGCGCGGATGGCTTGGTAGTTCATAGTCGTATGCGGCCTAGTTCAGTGTCTAGTTGCAGCTTAATTCGACGGTCGATAGCGCCTCCCTGTACATAGGTGGGGTACCAGTCGAGGGGAGCGGTGCTGCGGTTGGGGCCTTCATCGTCGCCAATGAGGTCGCCGCGATAGCCGCTGATGCGTGTGCCGCGGTCGTATTCCTTGATTGGAAGTGTGCCAGGGTCGATGTAATCGCTTTCGACTAGATCCAGGGCTACATCTGCGTGAGGGGAAAAATTAGAGATCGTATATTTGATGTCGTCGAAGGCGAAGCCACGACCACTTAGTAGTGGAGCGGCAATACGACGAGGAGTGCCAGGGGCGCCGGTGCCGGCGGTGCGGCGGCCGTCAGAGGTTTCGATCTGCCAAGAATTGGAAAATCTGCCGGACCATACAGGGCCGGCCTCTTGCAGATCGACGACAATTTCTTCGGCGGCGCGGGCGGGGCCGCGACTAAACGCAGCAACCGCAAAGCGGTCGATGTTTGCGGCAAGACGGTCCAGTTCGTTGAGGAGACCTCTACTGCGAGCCATTACTGGGGCCTCGCGATCAGAGTGTGGAGAACCGGGTTATCGCCGCGATAGCTGGTGATGGCGATAATTTTGGCTTCCCGTGTAATGCCGTTTTGTGGGTAGCGGATGCGGTCTGCTTCGGTGGGGTAATACGTGCCAAGCTCTGCAGCGCCAATGATGATTTTGAGATCAGTTGTTTGGTACAGGCCCTCAGATTCACGGGGATTGACGCGGGTGATAACAGCGCGAACGGTTACGGAAATGTCGGCTCCGTTGACTGCTCCAGTGGTGGGGTCGTAGTTGCGGGGTGTGGAGGTTTTGATGTACGTGATGTCTTGGCCCCACTGGCGGAGGAGGGCAGGGGGTACGGCGGCAAAGGTGTCGTCTATGCGGGACATCAGTTGCGGTACAGACGGACGGCGTAGTTAGAAGCGCCACCCATGCAATAGGCGCCAAGGTAGGTTTGGAGCCAAGGGTAAACGTCGAAGACGTTGTTGATGACGCCGCTGGTTTGGGAGGTTTTGTTGTATTTGACTTTGAGTTCGCCGAGTTCTACTTCGTCGTAGATGCCGGTGGTGCCAGTGGTGCCGGTGATGGCGGTGGTGTCGTTGGCGAAGGCGCGGGCGAGTTCGTAGGTGGCGGTTTTGATGCCTTCGGGGATCAATGTGCAGGCGAGGGCGATGCCGTCAACTGTGTAGTTGTCGCGGGGCCACTTGAGGGCTTGGGTTTCGGTACAGCGGTCGCCGTAGAAACTCAAGGCGTCGACCCAGCGGGTTGCGGAGATTAGGGCGCGGTTTTTCTGGTCGTCGGTCTTGCTGACCCAGGTGCTGGAGTCGGGGACTGTTTCGAAGTAGGCGTTGGCAGCAGCAAGCGTCACGTAGCTGTTGGCTGCGGCCCCGCTAATAGTGGCGTCGATTACTGCAGCCACGAATCAATACAGTCTTTTCTTGAGTCTAGCTCCAGTGGAGAATTTTCTTGATTTGGGTGGGGAGCTGAGCAAAGCTGCGTGGTACACGTCCGCGCCAGTCATTTCGAGTTCGGCTTGCGTCTCTAGGTGCTGGCCGTAGGGGACATCGATGAAGGAACGGCGGTTATTCTGTAGTACGAAGAGACGCACTGTACTCATGGCTATCCGCAAAACTGGCAGCACTGAAGGCAGCCTAGAAGCGAAAGCACCTTCTGCATTGCCCGGTAAGGAGGTAAGGTCGCTGGAAGTGGTGGCTGCTGCTATCCGGGAGCAGTTTGCTACTGGTGTAGATGCTGAGACGATCCAGCAGGAATTGGCGGTTAGTCCGCATGTGTTTCGTGAGTTGCTAAGTCATTCGTATAAGTTGGTGGGTAGGGCGCCAGTGATTTTTGAGTATCAGGAGAAAATCAGGATTGGTGAGATTGAAGGTTGAGTAGATAGGTAAAAGAAAAGGCCCCCGAGTTGGGGGCCTTTGTTTTGGCGCGTACTGGAGATCAGTATGCGGTTGTGTCGAAGGGGGTGTTGACCAGCAGGCGAGTGATGGGCACTTGCTTGGTGGTGCTGTACACGAGGTTCCAGCTGGCGGTGTCGGCCAGGTTGCCGGTGGTGGCAGCGTTGGTCGGGTTGTCGCCGGCGACGGCCCACTTGGTACCAGTGATGTGGTAACCGTAGTGGTAGTCCACAGCCAGGATGTCCTGCATGGACAGGATGTTGCGGTCGGCGCCGAGGCGCAGATCCTGTTGGATGCCCTCGGAAACCACACCCGACTTGAAGAGGTACACGGGGTACTTCTTGGCGTGGGTGGAGGTGCCGCCGGTCAGAGCGGTCAGTTGGTCGTCGATCACCACGCGGAGGCCCGCGAAGGTGGCAACATCAGTTGCGGTTACGCCAACACCGCCGCCGCCCCAGGTGATGGCGCCACCGGTGGACAGAGCGGAGGTGCTGAAAACGAGCATCCCCACCTGTTGCAGGTAGTAGGCCACGTTGGAGTGCATGGCGATGGCGTCGAGTTCGTCGCCGCGCTCGCCCAGCAGTGCCTTGGCGCCAACTACGTTGGCCACGTTCAGGAAGTTGGCCTCGGTCATTGAACCGGGGACACCAGCAAACGATTTGTTGCTTTGGTTGGGACCAAGCACGCCAGCGCCGCTAATGCCGCCGAACAGACCCAGCAGTTGGGCAGCCAGGGTGGCGGTCTTCAGCTTGTTGATGGCTGCAGACAGTTGGTTGCGGACGTGGCTGAGGGGGTCAGCTCCAGAGCCAAGTTTGCTGAGGTCGTCGGCTGCGTAGGCGAAGCCGCGGTGCAGCAGAGTCATGATCTGCTCGTCGGCAGTCACGTTCTGTGCGGTCAGGTAGCCCAGGCCGCCGTTCCACGTAGAGGTGGAGAGGATCTGGGTTTCGGTTGGGGCGATGGGGTCGAAGAAAGGCACGCGCACGCGGGTGCCGCCAGCGCGGGCGTCCAGGGCAGCGTTACGCTGCACAATGCCGCTTTGGATCCACTTCGATTGCTCGAAGATGCCCTCGGCGGTGTACTGAAGGAATTCGGGGCGGGTAACAAGGTTCGAGAGAAAAGTTCCCCCGAAGTTGCTGTTAGAAGCAGACATTGGATAGCTCCAGTGGAGTCATGGTTGGGGATGTGCCCCACAGGGGCTAGGCGCCGGCTTCTGCTTTGAGGAGGCGGGCCTTGTCGGGGTCTTGGCTAAGGAGGAGCATCTGTTGGGTGATGTTCCAGCTGTCCTTTTGCCAAGGGTTGGATTGGCCGGGGAGAGCGCTGGTGCGGGCACTGCCCGCTACGCCCATTCCCGCCCGGTTGGTTGCTGCGAAGTGATGTTCGTAGCCGCTACCGGGATTTTTGAGATTGGCGATGTACTCGCCGATCTGAACTTCCACGCCGCCGGCGACAGCCACAGGCTGACCGTCTTTGGCGCGAAGGTTCTCCTGAAGTAAACGATACAGCTGATCGGGTGCTAATGCACCAGCGTTAGACAGTTGAGCGATGGTGGCGGATTTGATTTGTTCCTGTGTGTAGCCTTGGCGGATTTGCTCAGTTTCGGCTTCTTTTGCGGCGAGTTGTTGCTTGAGCTCGGCAACGGTTTGTTGGGCCTCTTCCCAGAGAGTTTTGTATTCGCCGGATTGGGCAAGTTGTTGGGTTTTGGCTTCTTGTTGGGCGGCAGATAGGGCGTCTAGTTGTTTTTGAAGGGTTTCGCGGGTTTCGCGGTCCTTGCGGCGCTCGCCGATAAGCTCGGCGTTCTTCGCACGAAGGGCCTCCAGTTGTTGGGCTAGGTCCGAAGTGTCAGCCACAGGCTGGGGTGCCGCAGACTCCACGGGAGTAGGAGGCACAAGTTGATCTTCGGGCACGATTATGTGTTACAGGGACGCTTCTAGTCTACAAGGGTACTAGGAGGCAACTTCCATTTCGTCCATGGAGTCTTCGCTACCCGGTTCTTCGACGGAGCTGGCTTCGTCTTCGATGTTGATGTTGTCGGGGAGGATTTCGCCGCGGCGCAGGATCTCCAGCAGCAGGGAGTCGCTGATCTTGCCGAGTTGGTTGAGTTGGGTAAGGACTGCGATGTCTTGGCCGATCAGGCGGTAGAAGTCGAAGTCGCGGTCGATGGTGATTTCAGGTGGTTCCAGGCCGACGTATTGGGCGGCGAAGGCGAAGGCTTGGTTGAGGGCAGATTCCAGCTCTTGGCTGATGATCGAAAGGACGCTGTTGGATTGGGCTTGGTCGATACGCTTGGCCTCGGCGGACTCGGCGACGAACTTTTGGCCGAAGAGTTTGGTGACGCCCAGCGTGGACATCTGTTGCTCCAGGGATTGGAGTTCGTTCATTTGGGCGTCGAAGCTGGTGGCGTCGGCTTGGACGTAGTACGCCTTGTTGCCCGGTTGCATGGCGATGGCGTAGTTGACCCCCATAGAGGCGCTACCGGTGGTGTCGTCCCAGCCCTCGAGGACGAGGGTGGGCATGGCGGCAATGTGGAGGGCGTGGATGAGGTCGGCTTGGCGCTGGTAGTGGGTGATGTTCAGGTTGGCAATGTCGAGGAGTGGGGGTTGGGATACCAGCAGGCCGCGGCGGTTGCTGTAGATCGGAACCAGTGGAATTTCGGGGAGGCTGTAGTCGCCGGTTTCGCTGAATTCGACGACTTCTTGGCCGAGGGTGTAGAGGTCGTAGCGGCCGGGGTAGATCACCCGCATTTGCTCGATTTGCTCTTCGCCGAATTCGTTCAGCGGGCGTACGTCGTAGTCGTGGATGCGGACCTGCAAAAGGCGGTTGGTGCCGGTTTCTTTGCGCCAGCCCCAGATCTGGGGGGCGTCTACGTGGACAAAGTAGGGGCGGCGGCCCATGGCACGCTCTTCGGCCAAGTTCAGGGCGTCGGTGGCGGCGGGATAGTCCACCAAAATGGCGCTGTGGCCGTAGGTCAGGCTGCTTACCAGTGCGCGGCGGGCGTACTCGTTGATGCTGGAGCCAAGGCCGTCGATGTTTTCGGCGAGTTCCAGCCAGTAGGGGTCGCCTTCGATGTGGATGGGTTTGCGCAGGATGGCGCCAGCAGCGGTTTCGATTAGGCGGCTGGTGTAGGGGCTGAGGACGCTGCGGGCGACGCGGGTTTCGTAGGCGTCGTCGTCCTCGCGGGGTTCCTGTGGCAGGTAGGTTTCGGATAGGTCGCGGATGTAGTTGGTGCCGCGGGTGACGGCAGCCATGACGCCCCAGTCGGGCATCATCGCGATTACGTCCAGGTTGCGGACGAAGGGGGATTCGCTGACTACGGCGCCAGTCGGGGGGATGTTGGCGCTGTAGACCACGGTTTGACTCCTACTTTGTACTTATTTTGGCACCTGCTCACCACTTAACACGATTGGCCCAGAAGGCGGCAGACATTTTGCCCTTGGAAATGTTGCTGGCGTGGCGGGCTTTGAAGGCTTCGCGGCGTTTGCGGTCGGCGGCAGACTCGCCTTCGCGTTTGGGCGATCCAGAGACACCCTGCTGGCCGAAACGAATGAGTTTTATTGTGCTGCCTTCTTTGGCGAGGACAGCGTGGCTTTTATTGGGGTGATTTGGGGTGCGTTTAGGTTTGTTGTAGCCCTCAAATGTTTCGCCGCGGTATTCAATCATCGTCTTCCTCTTCATCTTCGGGGTCGGCGATGGGCACCAGCACTTCGATGCCTTGGGCGAGCATGGTGATAAAGCCGCCTAATGTTTCGGGCAAAGATGGGGTTTTGAAAACGAAGGTGGCGTGGGTGAGGCCGTCCTCAGCGTCGATGTCGATGTGGACGCAGCCGCCAGTTACGGTTTGGATTGTCATTAGCGGCTAATTTCCTCCCAGTCCATGGATGCGTGTACGTTAGACGTTGACGAGCTGGCCGCGACAACAAGGCTTAATTCGTAGGGGGTTGTTGTGAGGCCGTTGCGTTCCAGCTGGAATTTGAATAGTGCTTCTTTGAGGATGTCTACTGAGGATGTGCTCTGGTTGGTGGAGCTGAAATAGCCTTGGGCCAGGATGCGGCCGCCGGCTGTTGCTGTTCCAGTCAGGTTGTATTCGACGCTGGAATCTGCTCCGGCGCTTGTCCAAGTGCCTCCGGTGGTTGTGGCAGAGGCAACTACACGCCAGCTGTAGTTTGCGTTGGCTGTGGCGGCCAATATAGATAGGGCGGTAAGAATAACAATTGCATCTAGTGCAGCGGATTTAAGGCGTAAAGAAATGACTGGATAGTATGTGCCTGCTGTGGTGAGGACGTGAGGAGAAGTTATTGTGGTGCCGATGGCTTGTTGGAGGCCGCGGAGTTCGTAGCCGCCTTCAGAAAGTACGGTTGAGCAGACTTGTTTGAGGGTGCTTGCGCTGGCGGTGGCGGCGGTGTTGGTTATTTCGTAGCGGAGGGGAAGGGAGGCGGTGGTGATGTAGGTGGAGGTGATGATGTTGGCGTGGTGGAAGGAGTGGCAGTGGATGAATTTGCCGTTGATGACGAAACCCATGCGGACTGTGCCGAGTCCCAGCCACTCGATGTCCATCCAGAGGATTTGGGCTTTGGTTGGGTCGAGGGTGAGGTTGGAGGGGCCGGTGCCGTTGAGGGGGTCGATGTTCCAGTCGGATTGGGCGATGCGGGTTTCGAGTAGAGAGCCGGTGGAGGAGCTGCGTTCGACAAAAGAAAGAGTGGTGTTGTTCAGCTCTAGGTACATGCCGTTGGCGGCGCCGTAGTAGCCGATGCGCTGGCGGAGGTTGGTTTTGGCCGGACTCAACACAAAAGTGGACATCACCAGCAGGGATTTACCGGGCTGGTAGGAGAAGCACTTTGTGGTTTCGCGGATGACCGAGGAACCGGAACTGGTGGTTACGGAGAGGTTGACGAGGCCGGCGTTGGCGTCGAAGGTTGAGGTGCCGCCGGTTGCGGTGGCGGTGGCCCAGAGGCCGTTGTCTTTGTAGCGGTGGCTGGAGTCGAAGAGGGTGAGCGGGCTGGACGTGCGGATGCGGCCGAAGGCGTCGTATGCCCCAGCAGAAGAGGAGGCGCCGCCTGTGGAGGTGCCGAAGGGGTAGGCACCGGTGATTGAGGTGGAGTGGATTAGCTGCACGCGGGGCCTCGAAGCGGGTAAAAGAAGTTATTTTTTGGGTTTTTTGGCGGTTTTGGCCGCGGCTTTGAAGGCTGCGGCGGTGGGCGCGCCTTTGGTGCCAGGCTTGCGCATGGTTTCGCCGCTGCCGGCAGCGATGCGCTTGCGTTTGGCGGCGATATTGCTATAAAGACCGCGTTTAGCCATTACTTCTTACCTTTTTTCTTGGGTTTGGTCATGCCAGCCTCGGACATGGCGATGGCGATTGCTTGTTTGCGGGATTTGACTACGGGGCCTTTTTTGCTGCCTGAGTGCAGTTCGCCTTTGCCGTACTCGCGCATCACCTTGCTGACCTTCTTTTGGGCCTTGGTTTGTTTTTTGGCCATGGTCTTAGTGGTACTTACCACACACGATAGTTGGTAGGGGCCATGGATTCTGGTTTGGCGAGGTTGAAGGTTTGTAGGCAGAGGTATCCCAGGGCGTCGAAGGCGTGGTCTACGCCGAGGTTTTTGTTGGGGAGGCCAGTTCCGGGGGCGTAGGTCAGGGTGCGGAGGGATTTGATTAGTTCTTTGCAGCGGGGGTGGATGAAGAGGCGGCGGGTTCCAGAGGCATCGAGAAGGGCGGTGTTGACGCAGGTGATTTTGTCGCGGATTTTCCAGGGGGAGCGGGGGCTGGAAACTGTGAAGCCGGATTTGCGCAGGATGTTGTGGTCGGTGGCGCCAACGCCGGCGGTTTTGCGGGCGCCGCCCGTGGGGTCGGGGCAGGCGATGATGCGGCGCTCCACGCCATAGCGGGATTGGACTTCTTCGCAGAAATCCCAGGTGGTGGCGCCGCCGGTCATGATGATTTCGTCGAAGACCCAGAGGACATCGCCTTTTTTGACCGCGCAGATGCCGGACATGGGGTCGATGTTGAAGTCCACCCCCAGCAGGAGGGGTAGAACGGGTAGGTCTTGGACGACTTTGTCGATGTTGTCGTCCGAGAAGCTGATGGCGACGAGGCCGCTGAGGTTTTCAAAGCTGGCCTCGAATTCTTGGCGGAAGGTGCGAGGGTCAAGTTGGCTGCGGGCGGCTTCGATTTCCTCTGGGGGGACGTTGTCGCCGTCGATGGTGGTGAATTGCCAGCGGCTCCAGTTGGAGTCGCCTTCGTCGGCGTAACACCAGAGGTCGTAGAACCAGCTGGCGGTGCCGTCAGGGGTGGAGATGAAGAGGGCCCAGCCTTGTTTGTCGGCGAGGGCGGGACGGATCACCTCGAACCAGACCTCGGGGTCCATGAAGGCGGCTTCATCCAGCACCACGCCCGAAAGGCTGCGGCCGCGCAGGGCCATTGCGTTTTCCGTGCCCTTTAATTCGATGGTGGAACCGTTGACGAGTTCCAGCTTGAGGTCGGTTTCGTTCTTTGACTTGATCCAGGCGCGAGGGACGAGCTTTTTGAGGGCTTTCCAGGCGATGTCCTTCGCCATTCGGTACGTCGGGGCGCAGTAGAAAAAGGTTTCGCCCGGTTTTTCGATGGCTCCACGCAGAAGTTCGATACAGGAGAGATAGCTTTTGCCGAAGCGGCGGCCTGCAACGAGGACGCGGAAGCGTTTTCGGCTGGTAAATACCTCACCTTGGGCGTGGCGAAGGGTAAGGGCTCCAGCAGAATCGGCCATTTTGTAGTAGGGGGGTACCTTCTAGGGTATTACAGGAATCGAACCCCTGCCCCTTGTGTGACAGTAGAAGAAAATGAGGATGTGTCAGTAGGTTCCCTAGGTGTAGCCCCGCCCCCGCGAGAGCTGAACCCTACCCCTGGTTCACTTGTACTAGCCCGCCAGCAGTCGGCGAGCGGTTGAGCGGCTGACGCCGAGGCGGTCGGCAATGGCCTGCTGCGTCATGCCGGAGCGACGCCAGCGCTTGGCACGCTGCGAACGCGACTCGCTGGCCCAAGCCAGCACGATCAGTGGGAGGAGGATCAGCGCTAGGAAGAGCGCGGCGGCTGTGGCGAATGTCATGGCGGGATCTGCCTGGTTGACTCTGTCAGTGTAGCACACTGGGGGCCCGTGGTGGGCCCGTACTGTCACACTCTGTAACGTAGTGCGGACGTACTAGCGCCCCAGCACAACGAGCCGGCACTGCTCCGGGTGGAAGCCGGCGGCCTCGCAACGGGCCAACACGCGCTGGTTGTCATAGCCCATCGCCACGAGCGCGGCAACGGTGAGCAGAGCGGCAGCGGTCAGGATACGGTCGGGCATGGGATGGTGTCCCTCGGTGCTCCCGTATTGTAGCACAGCACAGCCGCGCGTGTGGGCCGTGCTGTCACACACTGTAACGTAGTGCAGGCGTACTAGCCCGCTTGCCGCTTGTCTTCCACGGTGATAAGCAACTGGGGAGCAGCTGCGGCCTGCTGTTCTATTCCGGATTCATTAACGACCTTACCCAAACTATCCAAAACCTGCGCGGCAGTTTGTAACTGCCCCTTGCGGATGGCAGCGTTAAACAGTTTGGCACGCATTGTTTGCAGTCTCGCGAGCATGTTCTCACGATCCCTACTCCAATCTTCCGCGTTCCACTTGTTGACGGCTTCCCAATCCCTCCAAGCCGTAGCTACAGACACGCTCTCACGTTCCGCGTGATCTAGAACCAGCTGCCGAGCGCTGAGACCTTCCAGCTGCCTCCTGTACAGTCTCTGCTGCCTCTGTTCGATCAACGCGTAAGGGTTGCGCTTGCCGTAAGGATTAGGCACAAGTTCTTTATTCTCCGGCACAACATCCGGAGACTCGTTGATATCGTCCGAATGTTCGGCCATTGTCAGAAACCTAGACTGTTTGGTTCAATATTAAGCCACAGAAAAGGCCCGACACCAGGCCGGGCCGTAATTCAGTGGTAAAGGCTCAACCCTCCCCGTAGTAGAACTGACCAGCGAACCACAGGAGAGCATCAATGCTGGACTCCGGATGGTCGGTCCAGCCAAGGCCCCAGTCACAGAACTGCAGGGCCGGTCGGTAGGGCTCCCAGTAGGAGTCCAGTTCTCCCAAGATCCTGACGGCAGGGCCTCCCGTGCTTAGCAGCAGCTCGAACTGGGCGTAGGTTGACTCGCCTCCGGGTTCGTGCCAGTCAGACCGTACCAGCAGAGACAGGGGCACTTCTCGCACATGATCCCGAATCTGCTCGGCCAACAGGATACGATCTCCGTTGATGTCCCAGTTTTCATCATCCGCCATTTCACGAGCGGCAGGCGTTAGGTCCCGTACGTCTCCTAGGTAGGGACGTTCTGCAAAGGTCCCTAGCTCCCAAAGAGTGTTGATACGCTCCAAACAGGCACGGCCTGCGAAAAAAGCGTGTTCGGTGTTGCGGGTTGTGGTTGTCATGAGTTGAGCCTGAGGGTGGGGTCTCGTGTAAAACATTAGCACGGATCAGCGACGCCAGCCAAGAAGCCGGCAGACCCTGAGCCAGCTGGAGTCGACTGCGCCATCCTCGCTCCCGTCCCAGCCGCTTCGCTGCCGTTGTTGTATCACTTAACAATGCGGCTTGACGGTTCGGCCGTGGTGGTACTGTTACACGGCACACCTAAACCAAGGGAGCCGGCGCCATGAGCGGTGGAGAGTGGACAACACGAGGCCAGCAGAGAGAGGCCCGAGAGGCTGAGCGGGAGCACTTGCGCCTACTGAAGCGCCATCACAGGGATCTGCGCTGGGCTGTGGAACGTTCCAGGCTCGAGGCCTCCGACTGGGCAGACCTTCTGGCACTCCAGGCCGAACTAGGCAAGGAAGGTCCCCTGCAGCTGTGGCGCGAGCTTGTGCCGTACTGGCGTCAGTGCCAAGCCCTTAATGGCGGGGCTGATTTGCCGTCTGCACTTTTTCCACAGGCTACGGGAGTTTTTTCGCGCGACACGTCACCCGCACCAGCTGCCCCAGCCACTAGGACGAAACCCGGCAAAGGATCTCCCCGCAAGGTGCGATCTGACGCCGGCATCGCCAAACCCTCCCGCAAGGGCTCCAGCGCTAAGGGGGCAGCATGAAGCGGCTGGCCCTTCTTTGGCTGGTGGTAGGACTCCAGGCACACGCGCGGCAAGTAACAGCCACGGTGTACGACGGCTGGTATCACGGACGCCAAACAGCTTGTGGGCAGACGTACCAGCACTGGGGGGTGAGCGCGGCTCACCCTTGGTTGCCTTGCGGCACACGCTTAAGGATTCAGCACCAGGGACGGACCCTTACCGTCCCAGTTACGGACCGGTGTGACTGCGCTTCGGTGGATCTCTCCGCAGGAGCTGCCCATAGGTTGGGCGTCCCACTGGATGGTGTGGCGACCGTCACGATCCGCTAAGATCTCGTACCAGCTCGGGCAAATATGCCAGCCCTTTAGAGGCACAAGCAGTTAAATAGGCTGCTCGTGCCTCTTTTTCAGTAATGAAACTACCTAACTTTTGCGTTTGACCGGATACTTGAATATAGGCGTACCAGCGGTGGCCGCTTTTAAATGCTCCACCACGGGCTCGCCTAGTGTTCTGCATGTTCTGCCGCCTAGTTACTTCGCGTAAGTTGTACCAGCGCTGGTTGAATGGGTTGCGGTCAATATGATCAATCTCCATCCCTTGAATGGGCCAACGACCGTTTACCCACGCAAATACCACCACACCGTAAGGATGGCGAGCTGTTCCATGAATGGAAAGTTGGTGGCTTCTACTGCAGCGATTGCCTTTCAGTGGGCGGTCGTTATCGCGGCGATGAAGCGTCCCAGTGAATGGGTTGTAGGAATACTTTTCCCACAGATCCTCCACGGGAGGACGCACGTTAGACTGTGACATGACTGCCTGTGAGAGAGGTTGTCCGGCCTGAGGTGGTTCCAGCCACGCTCAGGCAACCATTGTACCAGTGAGTCTCACTCTGAGACTTGAATGGGATTCGCTAACCTGTCAAAGTAGAGTTTAACTCTATCCATGTATGCGACTTCGGCGTTTCTGAGGTCGTCAGCGTCTAATGAATGGGTTTGAGGGGCACCACAGCGGCGTGCCAGCACAATTAGTGCTCCAGAAGGACGGAGGCCGGTTAAATGTTGCAAACCTAGGGAATATGCACCGCATTGGTGTACATATGAATGCGATGAATCGAGGTTTTTGCGGTTTACTGAGGTTTTCCAGTCGGCAACAATAATTCCAGGGTGACCTTTTACGCCGACTAAAGCATCAGCTGTTCCAGCAAAGCCTGCAGGGTGATGAATAGAAAACTCGCTTGCAAAAATCTCGGTGACGTTCTCGGAGATCCAGCCGGAGAGGCCGCGGGCGAAGCCTGAGGCGCTCCAGCCAACGCGGGGGATGTTGGGGTGGACTTTGCCGAGGGCCCACTGGGTAATGGGGGTGGGGATGCGGGCTAGGCCGTTGTCGTCCCAGTGAATGGCGTTGCGCTTGTTGGCGGTAGAACGTGCCAGGCGTTGGGCGGTCTTTAACAAATATTCCGCTTGGTTGTGGGCCATGTTGCCGCGGTTAGCAGCCACGTTGCGTTGCTGGGTGGCTTCGACCTCGCCGAGGCGGGCGACCCAGCGCTCCAGTCCGGTTGTGTCGCTGGTTTCCTTTAGGATGTGTGTAACACTATGGTATATGGTGCCTGTTGAGTCCCGGTAGACCCGGAAGGGGCCTGAGTTGTCTTGTACCAGCCTCCTTTTCCTTAGTGCTGCCAAGGTGTCTTGTGTGTTGGAGGCCATTTGGATATTCTTTCCCACAGTGATAATACCACTAAAAAGCCCCCTGGATGAGAGGGGGCGGTGGTTATTCAGCTAGTGAATGCGAATTAGGCAGCCTTGAATGGGTTGCCGCCGGTCAGCAGGCGTTCCAAGTCGAAGCCGGCGGACTTGGCCTCGATCCAGGCAGCGTCGATGTGCTCTTGGGCGCCTTTCTTGCGGGGGACGGGGCGCAGGGTGTACTCAGTCAGGAGGCCGGAGCCTTTTTTGCTGAGGCTGAAGTCCCAGGCAAGCAGGTCGTCGTAATCCTCCATTTGGCTGATCGAATCCAGCTCTTTGAGGATGGACTTTTGGGTTAGGGAGAGGACTTGGACGTTGCCGGTGTCGAAGTTGTAGACGGGGACGGCGATGGCGAACTTCACGTCGGCGGTACCAGGGCCGCCGCGGCCTTCGCGGGGCTCGAAGTCACCCATCTCCACCTTGAGGTCGCCTTCGGTGGGTTCGTGGTCGAAGCGGAAGGGCTTGGTGGCGCCGTCGCAGGTGCCCCAGCACTCATAGAACTCGAGGGGGGTGTCGGACAGCAGGGCGAAGCGGACGCTGCCGCCATCGGGGAGTTTGGAGACTTGCAGGTAGCCGCCGCCGCTACCGGAGCTGGAGACGTTGGCTGATGCTTGCTTGGAAAGGAAACCCATTGCGGTTACTGGTGTTTGATGGTCGCCTGAGGGGCAACGTCTACTACAGTAACACGGGTTGACGCAGGGGGCTACCCTACAAAAACGCCCCACTGCCAGAAGGCGGTGAGGCGGAGTGAACATTCTCGTGTAGGAGTCTACCACTGTGTCCAGTGAGACGCAACAGCTGTTGAATTTTGTGCGCCAATTGCCGGTGGGCATGGCGTACGCGCCGATTTACAGGGCTGGCAGCAAGCTCCAGTCCGGTAAGGAGAGCAAGGGCAAGGCGCCGTTAGAGCGGAGTCACCATCAGGTGATGGGGCCGGCGGACGTGGTGCTCCAGATCGAGCGGAAGCCGGATGTGTTTCGGGCGGTCGGTGTGTTTACCGGGCCTCGCAGCGCGGGACTCGTGATTCTCGATGTGGATCGGAATCTCAGCCGTCTCAAGAAAAAGTGGGGCGAGACGCTGGATGGTGCTCCAGTCGTTACGTCCACCAAGGCCAATGCGGCGAAGTACCTGTTCCGGGTGCCTGAGGCGCTGTGGGCTGAGGTGCAGGGTTTTGGGTTGTCGGATACAGGGGCTGGGTATGAGGTGCTGTGGGGCCGCCAGGGGCTTCTGTACGGGGCTTATCCGGGCTCTAACGATGGGAAGGCGCCAGAGGGGCAGTACGGTTTTGAGGGCGATCTGGAGGTCATTCCAGAGGCTCCAGCGTGGTTGCTGGCGGAGATGCGCGAGCGCTGCGGCAAAGAGGTGGCTGATGGTGGCTTCATTAAGAACCGCAAGGCGCTGGATTTCTCAGATAGAGACCCGGCTGAGGTGGCTGAGATTGTGCAGTCGGCGTTGCGGGTGATTCCAGGGCAGGGGGCTGGTAGCCGGGATCATTGGGTGAAGGTGGGTATGGCGATCCACAGCGAGTTGCCCACTGACCTGGGGTTGACGTTGTGGGCGGCGTGGTCGGCTGAGGATCCTGAGTACGCCGATGAATGGGCCGGTGCCAACCCCTGTGAGGAGGTGTGGAAGAGCTTTAGGAAGGGGCCGGTGAGCCTTGGGACGCTGTTCTGGATGGCGGACCAGCAGATGCCGGGCCGCGTGTGGTTGTCGGAGGATCTGCGCAAGATCGTTACCGAGGCTGAGCAGGACCGGGTGCAGCGGTTCCGTACCGTCGGTCTTTCGCACGAGGAAATTGTCAAGCGGGCTGAGGCGGCCATGAAACTGCCTAACCCGTCTGAAGTGCAGCACAAGTTGCATGAAATTGCGCAGGAGGCTGGTTACCGCGATGCAGCGGCTGTGGTGCGGCTGTTAATTGCTGATCAGGAGTTTCGCCGTGGTTCGCATGGAGGCTCTTTGCAAGAGATTTTTGCTACTGAGGAAACGCCGATTGAATACTTGATTCCAGAGCTGTTGCCTAAGCCGGGGACTGTGTTGATGCACGGTCGTGGTGGCTGTGGCAAAACGATGGCCGTTTTGACGCTGGCTCAGCACATTGCCAGGGGGACGCCTTTTTCGGTTAGGGGGCAGGAAGTTCCAGTCGAGCAAGGCACGGTGCTTTGGTTGAACGGGGACCAGAACAGCCGGCGGATTCGGAAGCAGTTTGAGGATCTGGATTTCACGGCGAACGATCCGGTGATCGTGAGGAACAAGGTGTCGATGCTTTGGTATCCGTGGTTTATCCAGCAGATCGAGGAGTATCGCCCCAAGCTCGTGGTGTGGGATTCGGTGACGGCCTGTATGCGGGGTTGTGCCTTTGACCAGAACAAGGCCGAGTACGCCGAGCCGATCTACTGGTACAGCGCGGAGAACGGCGAGAGCTTCCCGGCAACCACCATCGTTTTCATCCACCACGCTTCCAAGAGTGGGGACTTCAGGGGCACCACAGCGCTCCAGGATGCCGTGGATGAGTCTTGGGGCATCCGACGCCCGGAGAAGGCCGAGCTGGAGCGTGTAGGGGCCTCTGCGCGGCTTATCACGATCGGGAAGAGCCGGGAGGGGAACGAGGGCAAGCAGCTGATCCTGCGCCAGAAGGAAGACCTGACCTTTTCGCTGCAGGATCTGCCGCCGGCGGATGACACGGATACGGCGGGTCCGGCTTCGATCATTGATCGGGTGCTCCAGCGCCTGCGGACCAAGGGGGTGCCGATGACCAAGGCGGAGCTGAATGCTGATCCGCTACTGGGTGGGAGCGTCAGCGCCATTGCCAAGTCGCTCCAACGGTTGGTTGATCGAAAACTGGTGGCTGTTGAGGGGGATCGTTCCAGTAAGCGGTATTACGCAGTCCTCGCGCACAGGGGGGGAGGAGGTGTTAGCTGTCCCAAAGAGGAAAAATCCAGTGCTGGAGCGGGATCTGAGGAAATGGGTTGTCCCAGTTTGTCCGATTTTGTCCCAAGTTGTCCCAAACCCGGTTCTGGGACACCAGAAGGACAGGTTGGGACAGAACGGGACAAACTGGGACAGGTGAATCCGGCAGATGCGTTGCAGCGCAGTGAGTCTCGGAGTTTGGGACAGCAGGACACCCCACTATTCACGCGAGAGGATTGCGACTTGCTGGAGGAACGCACGCCACTGGAGCTGGATTTCCTGATGGAACAGGCCGCACGGATGTGGGACTAGGTGTACAGTGGTGCGGTTCGTATGCCCTTTTATGAACCGCATCACTTTTTCTTGCAATGACGTGACTGCGAACGAGCTGGAGTGGTTGTCCAAGCGGACCATACGAAAGGTCTCCAACCTTCTCGCTGTGTTGGTTGCCCAGGAAACACAGCGCCAGCTGGAAACCATGCCCGAAGCCGAACGTGCCGAGGTCTACGCCCAACTCACAGACGTCAGAGTTACCGGTGTTTAACGCGCCTAACTTTTTCCTAGGGCTCATGCGGGTTGTCGCGTGGGTGTTTTGGAAAGATCCACCCATGACCAAGCCTCGTCCGAAGAAACCCCGCAGGCCGACACTGGACTACACCGTCGCCACCACACCAAGACATCTCTTGGCTGTGGTGCGGATCTGCTGGTTCAAGCGTGGAGTGGCCTCCGAGGTGGAGGAGTACCAGATCGAGTGCTGTGAGGATGCCGTGGACTCGTTCCACTACCTAGTGGGGCAGGCGCTGCGGCATGGGGCAGACGTGTCAGTCATGACTGACCTGCAGCCCGAAATTCTTGGTGTCCCTGTAGACTAGTGTTACACTCGACATGAGTTCGTGGGGTACTTCAACTGCAGCGGCACCAAGGAGGCTTACTACCTGTCGATGGCCAATCGGCCGCGGCCTGCCAACCGCGCCAGCGTCTATCGAGGTGTCTCACGCAGTACCAACCCCAAGCTGCCGTGGCGGGCAGCACTGGGTTACCGGGGTGGGCGCTACTACCTCGGTAACCATGCCACCGAACGCGAGGCAGCCCTGGCTTACAACCGGGCTGCCCTAGCAATCATTGGCGAACACGCCGTCATCAACGAAATCACCGAATGACTGACTACAAAGCAACGCCAGAGCAGTGGGTCAATCTTGAGCGTCGTCAACTTGGCGGCAATGATCTTGTTTGCGCTGCTTTAGAACTCCGCGCCAGGGTCGAGGCGTTGGAGGCGAACCATCCGGAAAAACCAGATAGTTCAGATCCTGCCGGCTCGCTGGTGGAGCGGCTGGTCAAGGCGGTTTACGGCCCCTCGAACACTCAGGAAGGTTGGCGTAGCGAAGCCCGCGCCGCAATCCGCGAGGTGGCGGCGTGGATGGGGGAGAACGATTGCGGATACAACGCCGTCCGCTGGCTTGAGCAGGAGGCCAGCCGATGACCCATCCCATCACCCCACCGCCGGAGCTGGTGCGCCAATGGACTACTTCTTTTGACTGTCCAGAAGCGTGGGGACCGAAAGATCAGTGGATCGCCAGCAAAGCGGCCCAATGGGGCGCCGACCAGGAGCTGGAGGCGTGTTGTGAGTGGCTGGGCGCCGGAAAGCGGGAAAACCTTGGCGAGGTGCTGTCCCTCCGCGCCGCCCGTCGCCCCAAGCCGCCGAGCTTGAAGGAGCAGGCGCTCCGAATCTTGGTTGAAAATGGCACAACTCTTGATGGCCGAATTGAACTAGAGCCTGAGGACATCCCGATCATTCGCCAAGCACTGGAGACCCTGCCCAATGACTGACCAACACCCGATCACCCCACCGCCGGAGCTGGTGCAGCAGTGGATCATGGAAGGCCGCCATCAGGACTACTGCACTCTTACTGAGTCCATAGCTGCCCGCGCCGCCCAATGGGGGGCTGACAGGGAGTTGGATGCTTGCTGTGAGTGGTTGCTAATAGAAAACAATCAGCCCTGTTCCAGTGGTGCTATGCGTGCAGCACGCCGCCCCAAACCGCCGAGCCTGAAGGAGCAGGCGTTGGATGCTCTCTTGCGCCTTAATCGGTTAGGCCCAGATCTCGAAGACGAGCACACCATCCGCCGCGCATTGGAGGCGCTTCCTGAATGACTAACCCCACACCCACCAACTGGCGAGCGCTGTGCGCTGAGCTTTTGCTGTTCGCCGAGCAGGCAGGCGAAATAGCGGCAAACGAAAGTTTATGGCCTAAGTGTGATCCCGATTGCTCAATGCTTGACCGTACTGCCGCCGCCCTGGCCCAACCCGAGCCGCAGGGGCCGACGGATGAGGAGCTGATGGCCTTGGCCGTTGCTGTGTTTGAAGACCCTTTCAGCACCGACAAGGATTACGCCCGCGCCGTCCTCGCCCGCTGGGGTCGCCCCGCCATCGAGCCGGTGCCCGTCGCCGAGCGGCTGCCCAAGCGGGAACTGAATGAGTTGGATGACCAAGGGACCTGCTGGATGTTTCACCCGGTGAACTATCACTACTGCCTGTGCGTGCCTGATCCATCCGTTCACACCCACTGGCTCCCTTATTGGGCGCTGCCTGTGCCGCAACAGGAGGCTGAGTGATGTCTGATCTGTCTCCCGCCGCTGAAGCAGTTCTAAATGCCGTAACGCTCAATCGCTATGACGCGCCGTATTACGCCTGTCCTAAGTCGATTGGACAGATCAAGTCCGATGTTGCCGGTGCCCTTCGCGCTGCTGCGGATCAGGTGGTGCCGGAGCCTAATGACATCGACAAAGGATCCTTTTCACTTGCCGCCATTCGCAATCGTTGCAAGGTGCGCGATCAGCTTCTCGCCATCGCCGCCGAGCTGGAGGGCCAATGACGCTGCCCCTGATGTTCGATCTGCTGGTGGGCTACGTCGTGGCGTGCTGCTTGGCGCTGTGGCTGGCGTCCAAGATCCTGCCGTAATTAGGGGGAAAGGTGGCCGGTCCTCACGAGGTGCCGGCCTCACCGCAGCCTCTCCCAACTACGGAATGCCCAGTGACTCCTGAGAATCATTGGACCCAAAGCTTAGCGCCTAAGGCCGTGTAACGGATTACAACAAAGCGGGGTTGACGGGGGCTGTTTCTGTGCAACACTACAGGGCGAGGGCAGACAGCTCTCGCTCTGTTTCTGTTACACACGCCCATGGCTACCCACACCAGCGTTCCAAACGAAAACCTGTCCAGGTGGTATTTCGCCGTCACTTGGAGCCAGCACCTGCTGCGCCAGGCGATTGTCGAAACCGAGGCTGCTGGGCAGGATCCCGGCTACCACCTTGCACAACTTGCTCAGCTAGACGACCTTGCCCAGTTCCTCAAGATGAGCTGGGACCAGTGGCTCGAACAGCTTGAGTGCCGCAGCCCTGCTGTAGAGGTGCACCAGTGAGACAGATTCTTGAGGTTATTGACCTGTCGTTTGGTGTTGACAACTGCCTCACCGTTGAGGCCTTGGTGGAGGAGATGGAGCTTGTGGCAGTCGCGCCCCACTGGGTGCCTGCCGTGTGCCGAGGCTCCTTCTACCTTTCTGATGAAGACGTGATTCCTGCTACCGATGCCGGCCTACGAAAAATGCTCTCCGAGCGAATCGACAACTGGCAACCGCTCCAGTCGCCTTATCGGTAGTGCTGAGTCTCGTGAGATTCGCAATGCGGACGACTACGACGATTGGGAGGTAGGACTGGAGCCCATTCCAGGCGACACCCACTGGGTCAAAGCTCGGACTCTGACCCAGCTCTACCGGCACCTTATCTACGTCTTTGCCACCAGCGACAGCATTTGCTCCAGCAAGCTGGCCGAGATGGCAATGTGCGAAGTCCTCAAGCTGCCGCTTTCCCGCATCAATCTGCTCAAGAAGCAGGATCCCCGCTTCTTCGCGTAGTACATTAACAACCGTTCACTCCTAAGAACATGCTCATCCTTTCTGACACACAAGCCCGGATCATCGCCGACAGCCTCCAGACGATCACCGAGAACCAGCAGGAGATCGCCACCATCCTGCACAACGCTCAGCACGTTGACCTAGAGGCCAGCAGCACCGAGCAAACCATTGCTGTTCCAGCTGGTACGTCAAAGCGTACGGCGAAGGTCCGTACCGCGAAGTCTCAAGTTAAGACTCGTAAGTCCAGCCGCAAGGGAAAGCGTGGGGTGGCTGTGTTGACTGAGGCGAAGGTGCTGGAGATCAAGCGGGCTCTGGCAGCGCGTACCCAGTCGGTCGCCAAGATTGCCGCGGAGTTTGGGGTGCACGCCACCACGATCAACTGCATCAAGTGGGGTAAGACCTGGAAGCATGTCCAGCTGTCCCAGGGCACACCTTCCTCTGTGGAGATCACCGCTTGATTCTCCCGGATATGGAGATCTGGACCCTGTGCAAGCGGGGTCTTGTCTCGCCTTTCGATGAGGCCCTTGTGAATCCCGCGAGTCTAGATGTGAGACTCGGTGAGAATCTACTGATTGAGGTGGAAGGCACCAGTGAAATGGAGTCGGTGTCGCTTCGCGGCACTGCTCCAGAGCAGCCCTTCCTGCTACAGCCGCACCAGTTTGTGCTGGCAGAAACGGTGGAGTTTTTCAAGGTGCCGGACTGTATAGCCGGGCAGCTGGCGCTTAAGTCTTCCCGTGCCAGGGAGGGGATCGAGCACCTGATGGCTGGGTACGTGGATCCGGGGTACGAAGGCAGGTTGACGCTGGAGCTGCAAAATGCTCGGTCGTTGCATCCGGTTGCTTTGTGGCATGGGATGCGGATTGGGCAGATTGTCTGGCACAAGATGTCGATGTTGCCGGCTAAGAGTTACGCACTAACAGGCCGCTATTGCGGCGACACCAAAGTACAGAGGTCAAAAGGATGAGCGATCCAGTTAACCATCCCAGTCATTACACGGCTGGAAATACTGAGGTGATTTATGTGATTGAGGATTGGGTGCGACATGCACCTGATCCGGTGGTTGGGGGCCTGCAATGGCAGGTCATCAAATACCTCAGTCGGATGTGGCTTAAGCAGAATCCTTATGAGGATGCCAAGAAGGCCCACTGGTACCTCAACCGGCTTATTAACACGCTTGCTACGGAGGCTTACAGGGATCAATGAATTTAGGGGAACAGCGTTGCCCCAAGTGCGCTGGGGTAATGCGTTTGGTGATGCAGGAGAAGACCTACAACGGCAGGGCCAAGCGACGCCGGAATCAGTGTTACGACTGCAAGCACCGCACCACCAGCTACGTGCTCAGCGAACAGTTCTTTACGCAGCTGGTGGCAGCCCACGACATTGTGGAGCGGCTCCAAGGTTTTTACTTTGACAACTGTGATCCTGACGACGAATGAGATGCTCCAGCTGCGATTCGTTGGACGTTCGTGTTACGCGAACTTGTAGGGATACAACAGAGTCCATCTTGCGTCAGCGCACTTGCCTTGCTTGCGGTACACGGGTGTTCACTGTTGAGGTGGAATTGCCTGCGGGGTCTGTTGTGCATCGCGGTGCTAAAAGCAGCAAACTGGAGCGCCTTTCTGGATTTTTACGTGTTCACTTTTCATGAAAACACCTGTTCTTCGACTTACGCAGAGGCTGTGCCTTACCTGCGGCAACAAGACCATCAGTGCTGTGTACTGCTGTAAGTGTTACAGCACTTCACCAGCGGGAAGGGAGGAAAAGCGCCAGGCGTGGCATCGGCAAAAGTACAAGCCGCTGGAGGATGGTGGTGTGTGCCAGCAGTGTGTGCATTGGCATCACCGTTGCACGCTCGGGATTCCAGAGGCTGGGACCGTGATGGCTGAGCTTTGCTCGGCGCGGGAGTTTGATAGTGTGCTAGAGTAGCACCGGCTAAAATCTTTTAAGTAACTCACTTCGCCCTACCAGGCATGGAAATTCTCTTTGGCATCGAGCATCTCTCCACTTTAGAGAGGGCTACTACTGTTGCATTTGACGTTGAGACCACGGGGCTCCAGCCGACCTTTGGTGGGTTGAGACTGCTCCAGCTCTGCACACTGGGGCAGACGCCTGTGGTGATCGATTGCTGGCAGTTGGACGACAACGACTGGATTGTACTGGAGGAGTTTTTTAACGAAGAGCGGACTTGGGTTGCGCACAACGCGGTGTTTGACCTGGGATGGCTGCAGGAGTACGAAATTCATCCTGCAGGGCAGGTGCTTTGTACCATGCTGGCTAGTCGCATTCTTACCAACGGGCTGCCGAACCTGAAACACGGTCTGCAGTACGTGGTTAAGCGTTACCTGCGTTACGACATTTCTAAAGAACAGCAGAAAAGTGACTGGTCCGGTGATCTGTCCATGGACCAAATGGAATATGCGGCCAAGGATGTTGTCGTATTGACTGAGTTGATGAAGCCGATCCAGCAGCGGATGGCTGTGGAGAAGCTTGCACCAGCGTGGTTTTTGGAGTGTGCGGCGCTCCAGTCGATGGCGCAACTGTGGCGAACAGGGCTTCCCTTTAATAAGGAGTCGCTTGTTAAACTCATCGAGGATTTGGATATTGAGCACAAGGAAGTTGGGGATCGGTTTATTGAAGACTTCGATGCCGCTTTGCCTGAGGGTTTCAAACTACACCGGGACGTGTTTGGCAACCTGAAGTACCAGACACGATCTGAAAAGAAAGGTAAGCCAGATCCTGAGGTGTTTAACCTTAACAGTCCTGCACAGTTGCTTGTTAAGTTTTCGGCGTTGTTGGGCAAAGCGTCGATCGATCCGAAGACTGGTAAGCACAGTGCCAGCAAATCTGCGCTTCAGGAATATGTAGGAGAGCACAAGTGTATTGCGGATTATCTGCGGTGGAAGCGGGTGGAAAAGCGTAGGCAGATGGCTGAGACGCTTGAAAAGAATGTTGCGGCTGACGGTTTTATACGGGCCAGTTATTTACAACTTGGTGCAGATACAGGAAGAATGTCGTGCATGAGTCCCAACCTCCAGCAGATTCCGCGTGATGTGCGGTTTCGGGCTTGTGTGCAGGCTCCAGCCGGTTGGAAGTTAGTAGTGGCGGACTATAGCGGGATGGAGATGCGGCTTGCAGCAGCTGAGGCTGAGGATCCGCTTATGACTAAGGCGTTCCAAGAAGGGAAAGATCTGCACACATTTACCGCGATGCAAATTTATGGGGTAGCTGAGGATGAGGTTACAAAAGAACAACGCCAAACTGCGAAGTCGGCAAATTTCGGATTGCTGTATGGGAGCGGTGCAAAAGGGTTGCGTAACTATGCAGCAACAATGGGGATCCAAATGGAATTGGATGAGGCTGGTGCAATTAGGCAGGAGTTTCACTTCGCTTATAAGGGGATCAATCAGTGGCAACGGAAGGCTGCTAACGCTGCGGATAACAGCAAGGGCAAAGGTGAAGTGCGGATTCGGGTGTCTGGTATGCGGCGGATTCTTCCAGGGGAGCACAACAAGCTGACTACTCGTTGTAATACGCCAATTCAGGGAGCTGGCGCGGCTGTACTAAAGCGGACGCTTGGAAAGTTGTGGCCTTTACTTAAGGCTGACGGAGAAGATGTTGTGCGTTTGGCTGGCGTGGTGCATGACGAAGTGATTTTGCTAGTTGCAGAGGAACATGCTGAGGCGTGGGTGCTCCAGCTCCAGTCAGTCATGGAAGATGCTGAAGCGCAGTGGTTGGGGGATATTCCAGCGCTGGCAGAAGCTAAGGTCGGGGATAGCTGGGACCAGGCCAAGTGACTGAGGAGTTCGAGTATCGGATCAGGATGTGGCCGCGTCATGGTCCGATGCACGACATTTTTGTTACCGCTCCAGACGCCTATGCCGCAAGGCTCAAGGCGCTGGAGCTTTGTCCTGATCAGACGCCCCAGTCGATCTTGAGAGTCTCAGATTTAGACACATGAGTCGCACCGGCAGGGAGATCGTGTTGGAGTGGTTGATGCGTGAGGTGCGCATGGCCAAGACGGCGGATCTCCATAGGGCGGCGGCTTTCTTGGAGTGGGCGAGGGGTATTCGCAAGGGGTGTGGGAAGCAGCGTTCCAGTGCGCGGGTGGCGCAGTCCAATGCGTGGCGAAAGGGGGTGGACCAGGATTTGCGGTGGTGAGTCTATTGTGTCGCAGTATGCTATTGTGTAGGAGACTAGAACAGGGACCATGCCGCTGCGCCACGGCTCAAAGATCTATTGCCAACTGCTTCTTGATACCAATAGGTACAAGCTGGCGGAAAAACTTGCCGCCACCGAAGGTAAGAAAGTGACGGGTTTGTTGCGGGAGATGGTCTATGCGGCGTTGGAAAAAGCGCTTCCGGCTTCGGACTACAAGGCTGCGGAGGCTGCGGATAAGGCAGCTTGGGCCGAGTCAGTCCAGCGGCGAGTGCAGGGCAGATTGCGCTCCAAGCAGCCAGAAGGTGGATCAGAACCTGACGCATGAGACTCAGTTGTGGTTTGTAACAGTCTGAGTCTGGTGGTGGTTGCGGGTTAAACTACTACAGTAGTTCACTAAAGGACAGTGACGCGGTACGTGGTTATGGCAGGGGATCGCTGGGTCACAGCGGTCTATGGGCCAGGAAATGGGATTGGCCTTACGGCTGCAAAAGATGATGCGTCTAGTTGGGTGACTTATGAGCGGGCTGTTGTGGCTGCACAGGCTGTGGCTCGTTGCACTAATAGCCCTGTTAGCGTCCATGGCGTGGAAGAACCCGTCTACCCCCGGTCTTGGAAAGCAGAATGAACGTCTTGAGCTGGGAGGAAAACCGGGAAGTCCGCTTCGGTGAAGGGATTTCACGCACCAGTGCAGAAAAATCTGCCCTTTTTGAGTTGCAGATCTGGCTGCCTGGTCAAGGGGCTATGCGGGATTTGGTAAGGGCTGAGTCGCTCCAGCAGGCTGTGGAGTTTGCCAAGAATCGTTACCCGAATTGTCGGGTGGATACGCCGGTACCGCCGGCAAGGAAACCTAAGCTGGCTCGGTCGCACACCAGCCCCAGCGTGGCTGCGAAGGCGCGTAAAAAACTGTCAGAAACTCGCAATGGTAACTGAAATTCCCCAGTGGGCCGCCGAGGCTTGGGCCAAGGTGCGCATTGACCAAGGCCGCCACGATTATTTGGAGCGGCTTTACGTTTTGGACGGTCGGGATTCGCCCGAGCATCCCATGCACAGCCTGTACACCGGGCTGTACACGGATCACATCGCCAAGATGGAGAACGAAGGTTAGACCGAGTCGCGGTCCATGCCAAATCTATCCGCCAGGTTGTCCGCTGCTTCGCGGATGGCCCAGGCGGATTTTGTTCGTTCCAGCTGGTGGAGTGTGTTGAGCAGGAGGGCTGCTTCCAGCAAGCCCCGGTAATCGCCCTCATTGAATCGTTCCACCAGCCACTTGTCCGTTGCAGCCTTGTGGAAGTTGGATTCGGTGGTGTGCTCGATGGGGCGCATAGTCAGCTGGGACGGATTTTCATAAGCCAGCCTGTGTCGGTGCCTTCGATGAGCCACCTAGGCAGCCAGTTTTTCTTGGAGTAGGCGACACCGGCACCGCCTTTGTGACTTACATAGCCGCCTGCAGACAGATTTGCCTCTCCGTAAGGATCATTAAAGATCAAGTGGGTTGGGGTGTAACCGACTACAACGCTCCAGTGGCCGCCGCCAGAGGGACTGGAAATGGGGCCGTGGTGGAGCCAGCCAACAGGTACTGGGTGACCAGCGTTGATCTCGTCTTCCAGCTCTTGGGCAGTGCCATCCATTTCAAAGGTGGCTTTAAGTCCCAGTGCTTTGAGGGCAGCGATCTGGGCTTTGGGATCGGTGGTGTCGCCAAAGCGGGCGCGTAGTTTGTTGTATTCGTAGTCCCCCGAAATTTTTCCGTAGTAGCGGGCCACCATGGCACAACTTGAACTGAAGCACTGGCGGTAACCTGTTGCTCCATCGTCCGGGCCCAGCTGGTATTCGTAGGCAACCTTCAGAATTTTTTCTTTGGGTTTTACCGGTGGGTTAGTGCCAGTGTGTTGTTCCATCAAAGCGATCAGTTTGCCGGCGTAGTTTGGGTCAGTGGCGTACCCTTCTTTGACTAGCCACTTGGCTGCTTCCTCGCGGGTGTTTGCGTTATTGCAGCCTTTATAGGTTTTGAAGTCTTTGTACCAGTGGTCTACAAGGTAGATGACACAGGACAACAGATCGGGAAAGTCAATGAAGCTGTCTGTAATCGAGATCCATTGATTGTTGATAAATTCTTGTGTTTTGGTGTCGGTGCCGTTGCCTTTTAGGCCGAAAAAGTTGTTGCGGCCGGAAACAAGTTTGCCGTAGTTGGATTCCAGTGCCCATTGGGCGCTGACGAGTTCCGGGAATTTGGCGCCGGCTACGCGGGCTGCTTCTAGAACGCCTTCCCAAGTGTTGGGGAAGTTGCTTTGTTTGCCGGCTACGCTCCAGGTCTTGAACCAGCCCTGATCGCGGCCCAAGATGTTGGGGTTGGCTTTGTTGATGGCCTGTTCCAGCTCGGTGATGGCGGCCATCTGGTGGGGCAGGGCCTTGTAGTACCTGAAGAGATCGCCAAGGCGGATACTGTTTTGTGTCATGACAAGGCCCTCAGTGGGAATTAGCGGTGCTTGGGGAACATCAGGCGAAGACCCTGCAGCACCAGCTGGATCCAGCTGTTGGAGCGCAGTTTGCTTATGCCGATGATTTCGGAGCCGGCTGCAATGACGATGGCCACTACTGCGATCTGTTCTTCAGTCATAAAAACCAAGATTCTTACGGAAGCTTAGCTGTACTAGCCTAAAAGCTCCAGCGCGTAAGGGTTTCTACAGCTACATTTCATGTAGCCACTGCTGGGTATGGACCATCACATTGAAGATGGCGAATACTTAAACAAAAAACAAGCAAAGGCAAGGTTTAGACAATCAATTCTTAAAGAGTGGGGTAATCGGTGTGCTTACTGTGATACAGCTTTAGGCAGGTCTGCCACGCTGGATCATGTACACCCAAAAATTCGTGGTGGGCATACGCACCAACAGAATCTCATCGCGTGCTGCTTTGCGTGCAATATCTCAAAATCCGCTAACGATTGGTTGGAGTGGTACAGAGATCAGGAATTTTGGGAGCCGCACCGGGAAGATGCAATTATCCGCTGGATTACGGGAGAGCTGTGTGCGTAGGGTCCCAGCCCATACCTTCTAGGTACATGCGGGCGATGTACTCGTCTTCCGCGTAACGGCAAATACTGCCTACACAAGCTCGGTAGTAAATTACGCCGCGTTCGTTTTCCAGCTGTTCCAGGCGGAAGTTGTTGGGGTAATTGGTGCTTTGGATGACTGTCATTGCCGGATCTGCGTCGGCTGACTGTGTTCAAAGTGCAGTTTGGGTGAAGCGGCGTTGATGGCGAAGGGGATCAGGAAGCTCAAGCCGATGGCGAGGCCGACGCCGATGGCGACGCGGGTTTCGATCTCGCGTAGGCGGGAGAACACGGCAGCCATGTCGCCTCGCTTTTCGCTCAGCTGGATCAGCACGGTCTCGAGCTTGCCTTCGAGGGAACCGAGCTTGTGGTAAATGTCCCCATGCGAGACATCATCTGCTGGTGGCATGGGGATAATTACGCCTCAGTAGTAGCCTAGCAATCCACAGCGTCAGCATATTCAGGGTGGGTCTTAAGCCAGGCGTAACCGATGGCCAGCGGGTTGTCGCCGGGTTGCAGTTCGCTGGTGGGCGCGAACATTGTGCGGTCCCAGACCGGGCTGGCGTTGGCGTGGCGTGCCTCGGCGTTGGCGTAATGCGAAACCTGCATCAGCGCCTGCTCTTTGTCGCAGCGCATCAGGGTGATGCGGGCGTAGGTATCGGCAAGCGGGATGCCGATGTTGGTTTCGCTCAGGGAAGTGGTGAAGGCCATTAGTAGGTCATCTCCGTGGTGTTGATTTTGCAGACCCAGCGGATCGTGGTGGATGCAGCGCCAGTTACTGTGACGGCAATGCCGCCATTGGTTGTGTCAGCAGTGACGGCGACCACCCATGCTGCAGCACCAACATCAAAGTGGCTCATGGTGACGGTGGCCGTGCCAACCATAGTGGTGGAGGCTGCGTTAGCGCCGCGCTTGATGGCACCGTTGATTGTCCAGCGGGCTGCGTTGCCGCCGCCGGTCACGCCAGCTATCACCTCGCCCGAGAAGCTGTAGGCGCTGTTGTTGGGCAGGATGACTTGGTTGGTGGTGCCGGCAGCGCTGGTGTTGCTGGTGAGGACTGTTGCGGTGGCGTCGGTGGTTTGGCGACCTAGGAGAAGGAGGGCGGATTGGCTTATACCCAATGCATCTGCAATGGGCACGTCACATGCCGGAAAAACTTGGTAACCAGCTATTGATCTAGCTGTCCCGCGTCTTCCTCCCCCAACAAAAGAATGGTCACCATTGGCAGTGTTTTGACGGCCTCCACATACAGTCGAACCCACAGAGGTAGCTATATTTGTGTTTCCTCCGCAAACAGTTGCAGTTGAGCCGCTTATTGTGTGACTTGCTCCACCGCCGATAAACCCATATAGCCCATTCCCCGTATTGCCACTCCCCCCGCACACCGTTGAGTGGGTGTTGGTTTGGGCGAGGTTGTTTTGGCCGCCGCCGATGAAGCTGTAGTTGGTGGAGGCGGTGTTGGTTTCACCTCCTACAACAACCGCCTGAGAACCTGACGCAGTATTGGAAACGCCGCCACCGAGAACACTTTGGGGACCAGACACAGTGTTACCAGTTCCTCCTCCTAGGACGGAGCGGTTTCCGGAGGCTACCTGCGTAGCAACAGTTCTAGTCTTCTGCCAATCTGTTGCCCATAGGCCCCTCTTATTCCCACCGACGGATGTCGCATCCGGCACCTGGGCCAGCGTTGCGCCAGCACCCTTGGCGACTAGAACGATGTCACTGTCAACAAGTCCAACAGTCTCAGAGTTGACAGGCTCCGATATAGCAACAACCGGCACTGTTGCGTTGGGGGAACTGCGGACAATACGAAGCAACGGCGCCAGCGTGCGTGACGCCCACCCAGCCGGGTTCAGATTCATGTCAAGTCACCCCCGAAGGCTGCAACCCGCACCGTGCCGGTGGTCGGTGCAACAGTGATCGTGGCGCCCAGCTTCCAGCTCGCGCTCGGCAGCACCAAATCGGTGTAGGCCGTCACCAGGCGATAGCCCTTGACCGTGTTGCTGCCAGTGGTGGCGCTAATGGTCACCTGATCAAACAGGTCCCACTGCGTGCCGTCGTACAGAAACAGGTTTACAAGTGCCGCCACCGTGGTCGCAGTGCCTTGAACGTTCACGCTCAGGATCCTGGTGCCAGCCGAGACGCCGACGATCAGGTCGTTGATCGTGCCGGTGCCATCGGTGGCGGTGTTTGCTGTGCTCAGCGACAGGCGGCCGATGCGTGGCGTGGAGATGAAGGCAGGTGAAGCAGCCATGGCTCAGATGCAGTTGCTGTTGAGGTAAAGGTTGTCACCAACGGAGCTGCCGCCACCTCCGCCGCCAGTTGCGCTCAGGGTGCCAGCAGCTAGCGACAGGCCAGAGCCCACGCTGATCTCTTGAGCCACGCCGGCACCCGCCGATGTCCGCCCCAGCAGGCGGTTGGCTGCCATGCTGGTGCTGACCGTTTGCGTGCCGCTGTCGTATGTGATCGGCGCCGTTGCTGCGACCACACCGGCAGGCCCCGTGGCGCCGGTTGCGCCGGTTGCTCCTGTGGCGCCGGGATTACCTTGAGGGCCTTGCGGGCCTGTGGCTCCGGTCGGGCCAGGGTCGCCTTGCAAGCCCTGCGCCCCAGTCGCTCCTGTCGGACCAGTAGCGCCGGTTGGGCCGGTGTCGCCGGTGTCACCCTTAAGGCCTTGAGGGCCGGTGGCCCCAGTGGCGCCGGCGGCACCAGCAGGTCCTTGCGGACCAGTAGCGCCGGTGTCGCCTTTCAGACCTTGCGGCCCCTGTGGGCCGGTGGCACCTGTCGCGCCAGCAGGGCCGGCCGGGCCTGTCGCGCCAGTGGCACCTGTCGCGCCGGCTGGCCCTTGTGGCCCAGCGGTCGTGGCTGTGACGACGGAGGTTTGCGGAACCGTGACGACAGTGCTGTTGCCGTTCTCGGTGACGGTGACGGTATTGGTTACGGCGCTGACGTTGACGGTGGTCATGCCGTATAGCCCTCGGACACGTACACGATGCCCTCGAGGTAATACTCCTTCAGGCCGGAAGGGTTGGTGAGCAGTACGTCGTAATACGCCTCGTCAGGAAAAGTGGCCGTTTGGTCGTCGGTCAGGGCGATGGCGACGGTGCCTGTCAGGCGGTTGGTGTAGGTGACCATGAAGTCGGCGTATTTGCTGGTGCGGGCTTGGTTCCAGGCTTGGGCGGCGACGGACCAGCCCGTCAGGTTGATTGCTGCGTCGGTGCTGTCTTTGAACTGCAGCGTGATGCTGTAGTCCGCCCGGCGCTGCAGGCTGATGTTGTAGGTGCCGGGCGAGATAGCCATGCTGCAATCTTAGCGACCTTGGCCACGAAGCTTTTTACGCCCGCGGC